CTGGAACGGCCATAGGCGTCCATATACACGATGCCCACCTCGTAGCTGCGATTGCTATGCAGGCTGCGCTGCGACCCCACAGCATAGTAGTTTACGCTAAAGTCACCAATGCCAACGCTCTCGTAAGAGTCGGTGCCGCCACTGGTGTATTTAGGTATTGGGAATAGAAGCCGGAACGTATCGTCGGTGACGACGGTGCCCAGTATAGAATCCCCAATTTGGTTGACGCCCGTGCCCACCAAATTCTGCGGGTCGGGGGTACCCCCGGTAGCTGTTAGGGGGAAGATATTATTCCACGCGTTGGTAAAGATGGACTGGTCGGAGCTCGCGTAAAGAGCCGGGTCGGTCTCAATGTTTGTTGTGGTGCCTAAGCTATTGGAGAACCCGGGGCTGGTACACATATCGGCCAGCGTGTTGTAGTCGGCGTCGACAACATACCTCCAAACAACGGTGGATTCAGGAGTGGTAGAAGTGGGTGATGTACCGGAAACCGTGGTCCAAGACTCATGACTTACCTCCACCGTTATCTCAAAGGTGTCACCTAGCTCCACGTTCTGAAAGTCCGTGATGGTGATTTCCATCGTCAGGTTCGGCGTCAACCCCTGACCGTCGAGCAGGTAGGTGGTGGCGTTCGAGACCTCGGAAGAAACGCTGGTGGCACCAAGCTCTTCCTTGATGTGAGTAACGAAATAGTTGAGGCGGATAGGTACGCCGGGCCTTTCGATGAGGTCGTAGCCCTCGAGGTAGTTTCCGTAGACGAGCCTATTGCCCATCATGGTCTGGGCCTGAGCCAGCCTAGGGACGTTATCGTACAGCCTCAGTATCTCACTCTCCGGGAGGATGGTGAAAATCTTGCTGTTGTCGAACTCGTAGGTGAACGTAGAGTCGTCGGGGATACCGTCTTGCTCCTTATCAAACCGCTCTATGACGCGGACGATGTTGTCGTCCATTTCCTTAAACAAGAGGTCGAAGCCTTTAACCAGATTGCCGCCAGTGTTTATGGTGACCACAGCACTGTTTATCCGGTTCTCCATGCCCTCATTAGTCAGGCTTTCGGGCGCGAAAAAGAAGGGCCCCGCACTAAATGCCGGACCAGTAAACTGTGAGGTAGCGGAATACTCGCGCTCCTCATAGCGGTACCTATACGCGAAGCATATAAAACGCTCCTCCATATAGTTGTTCTGAGAGTTGTCTGCGTCAACAAGCGCCAAAGAGGGTGCGGCAAGTGGCGCTCCTTTAAGCACCATAATCCTTTCTCCCAGCTCGGGGTCGTCGACATAGTTAACGGGCTGAGGGTATGCCGTGGTGACATTGATGCGGCGCGGAGGGTTGTAGTCGTCGGTGAAGAAGAGCAGGTCGTCGACTAGGTCGACACCCGTAATCAAACGTCTGGGATTAAAGTTCAGTGTGGTGCTTCCCCCCACGGTGGGCGAAACGCTTACCACATGGTAGGTAAGCAAATCGGTACGGGTGTTGTACGAGACGATGAGGTCCAGCGGTCGGGCGCCAATTATTACATCGCCGAAAAGGTTGTCGTGGACGAACCAGTACATGGTCTCGTTGGCTCCGTCGGCGTAGGCTCCGATGCAGGTGGCGTTATCGCTCAAGGCCGTGCCCGTAGGGGGGTATAGCAGCGTAGTGAGCTGCGTATTGCCCTTGGTGTTTTCTACCGCCCCTATCTCGGAGTCTTCGGTAGAGCCCATACGGATATTCTGCGCGTCGATATACTCGCCTTGGGGGACAAGGCGCTCGTCGACGCTCTTGTTCATGCGCCCCTTGATGAAGTTCCGTACCAGATTTGCCATTACTTAATCCACTTGTCGCGCCCGCGCATATTCATAAGCAAGCGCCCCGGGTGGATATTGCTCACGCGAATCTTGGCGTTGCGCAGTAGCGCGTTCTTTTTCTTTCGGGCCCGGCTTACGATATACTCCTGCACCCCGAGCTTGGCATCGAGGATAGCGTATTGGATGTATGCGTACACGTATTCCTCAAACAGCTTGTTCACGCTAATCTCAGAGTTATCGCCGCCCTCCATGCCATCGCTGACGTACTCAAGGATGCATAGCTCTCCGGCCATGCCGCTGCTGAAGTTGATGACGCCACCCTTCTTGTTGATGCTGAAGGTGGGGTTGGCATTGGCCGTCTCGGTATTGAGGCCATACCGCGCTCCGATAGCCCAATCGAAATACCAGCACCCCTCGTAGAAATACCCCTCCTCGCCATTGAGGGGGCTGTTCTCGTTGAGGTATATGCTGCGCTTGGTGCCCGCGATACGCTGCACGTCTACCGTCGAGTCTTGGGGCCTTAGAATCTGTCCGTTCTCGTCGAAGAGGATACGGCAGTCGTTATCCTGTAGGTATGCAGAACTCCAGTTCGTCTGGATATTCTCCGTTAACGGTCGAAGGATTCCGTCCTTATATAGGGAAATGCGCACCCAGTTGACATAGTCGGGAGGGAGCACAAAGCGGAGCGTGTCGCAGACGTCCAGCTCGAGAATCTTAATCTCCTTGAGCGAGTCGTAGTTGAGCTCCTGTATAGCCCGCTTGGCATGGAAGAGAATCTTGTAGCGCTCCTCGTTATTTACCAGCGAGTGGTTGCCGCTGTACATCAACAGGAAGTTGTTGACGATATCCTGTAGCGTAACGTATTGGTAGCTGCCCCAATTGGCATCCTCTGGGCCTTGAGAGGGGGTCTCGAAATGCCCGTTCTCGTAATACTGGTAGTCTGTTATGTATGGCATTACTGTTGGGCTTCTTCTGCGTTAGCGAACTGATAGACGTCGCCCTCGCGGATGCTCATGCCCGCCAACTGCAAGATGCGATATACCAGCCTTGGCTCGTCATCGATAGGCAACTCGAAATCTTGGTAGTCGGTGGCAGAGGCGTTGAAGACGGGCTCCCCGCCGGCGAGCAGCGCGTTGTACGTCCACTTCGGGTCGAAGGGGTAGCGGATGTATTGGGCCTGCACATCGCCTGCGGTATTAAACGTAGCGGGGAAGACAGTGAGGTCGTTAGATTCCACCACGTAAGCGGGGTACTGCGTAGAGGGGGCCGTAAGCAAGGAGTTGTTGAGCATCGTAATGCGGCTGTGACCCACGGCTTCCGCCTCAGCGGAATACGTACCCCCGTTGAGGCATAGCACCTTGTTTAACAGGTAATAGTCGTCACCGGTGGTTGCCAGAGATGGAACGCTGAACGTATTGGGCGGAGCCCCGGGGGTCGTGCTTTGCGCAAGGACGTTGGTGACAGAGAAGATATCGATGGACTCCTGAACGCTCTTGTTCATATCGACGTAATCTGTTCCCGACATGCGGGCGTTCTCCGCATTGATAACCTTATTCAGAAGAGTGAAGTACCCTTCGAAAATCTCTAGCTGAGCCTGCTTAGCGAAGAGGTTGAAGTCAGACGGAGAGACGTATCCGTAGTTGTTCTTATTGAGAACCGACAGTACGGTTTGACGGACTGAATCAATCATTGCCCTAAGATAGAGCCAAACGAAAAAGCCACCCGAAGGTGGCTTTCTCTAGTAGTAAGTGGCGCCGATTAGGCTACAGCAGATGCCGTGATAGACGCAACAGTTTCTCCAGATGGCAATGCTACTGGATGAATAGTGTCACGCCAGTTGGTCTGAGACGCTTCAGTCAAAGCCGCGTTAATAGCGTTAACCAAAGCGAAGGTGCCAGCGACGGTAGTAAGGTCATACTGAACGCCGTTCGAAGACACCAAAGCAAGCACAGTCGCGCTAGTTTGGTTAACGTAAAGGCCGTCACCGATAGGGATGAGCTCGGTACCGTCACCGGTAACAATAGAAAGATACTTTTGCATGAGGAAAAAAATTAAATCCGTGAGCAAGATACTACCCCTCGATTAAAATATCGAGAGCCCGGAGGTGGTCGAGGCCCTCGTCGCTGAGGAGGTAGCTGGTGGCCAAAGCCACAGGGTCTTCGCCGAACGGAACGGTGACCAGCTTCTTCTTATTCTCAGGGCCGTTGAACCAAATCTCGGTCTTGTTGCGGCGGAAAGACAAGAGCTTGTCGTCGAAGAACTTCTGAATCTTAGACTGCAACTTCAAGTCCGGGTCGTTGGCTACCCTCAAGAAGGTGTGTGGGTCGCGACGCACATAGATGAGCATATCGCGACGCAACTCCGATGTGGTAAGCCGAGACGGGTCGATGCCAAGGAGGATGCGAGAGACGTGCTCCAGAGCTTCGATACTCATGTTCTTGCACTCAACAAGGGCGTCGACCTCAAGGTTAATCTGTTCAACCTCAGCGCCAGCATCGCGCTCCTCGTTGACCTCCTCATACCTGACACCGTTCATGGGGTGGTAGTGGAGGAACTGCTGGAGTACGGGGTTTGACTTGGGTACGCTCAAGAAACCATCCTCAAAAACGATGGGCTCTACAATTGCGTTGCCGTCTTGCTCGTCCTCGAAGGGGCTCTTTTGGTTACGGGCGTAACGAAGGGGGCGGTTCTCACCTTTTTCCTCGTCCCAATACAGGAGAGGTTTGTTCCCCGTACCGCGACCGGGAATCATAAAAGCCAAGGGGGCCATGCCTCGATTGAGGCGGTAAATTTTGTCTTCCATTCTAGTTTTATTTAAGGGGTGGATATAGGGGGCGCCCAACGCGCCCCCCTATCCGATTAGCAATTAATCTTCAAACAAGAAGAAGTTGTTCGCCCCCATGGTGCATACAGCACGCTCAGAGAGGTAGTTGACTTCCATCGCGTCGAGGCTGGTGGTAGCAGCGCCGCCAGCAGAACCTGTAATCCAAGTCTTATACCGGCGGTCCTCAGTCTCAGAGGCGCGGTAGCGGACGTGGAGGAACGGACGCTTGGCGTTCTTACCGAGCACTTGGTCGTAAACCGTCGTGCTTCCAGCGGGAACCATCATGCCGTTGATGCCGCCAGAGGCGAGACCACCGCGCATGGTTGGGTCGTTCAAGTACTTCCAGTCAGACTTGTAGAAGTCGTAACCACGGCGGAAGCCTGTGAAGCCAAGGTTGAGCGCCATCTGCTCGTCGTTGTCGAAGAGACCGTAGCTAGTACCGCCGGCACCGTAGCTGTTCTGAGCAGCCAGCATGTCGTCGATAGCGAACCCGAAGTCGCGGTTGACAAAGATGACGTTCTCCTCAATCGCGCCCTGCTTATCCAAGCGAGAGATGATGGAATCGAAGTCAGCCAGAGCGGTAGGGATACCACCGGACCAGACGTTTCCACGGTCGTTGATGGTATAGAAGATACCCTCGGTACCCTTATACCCCAACTGTTGAGCGTTGTTTTGGCCGCCAACGGGGGCCGTAGGGGCTACTGCGGGGACAGCCTCCAGCATGGACGTCTCGAGGTAGTCGTCGAAGCGGAGACGGGTCTCGTGCTCAGACTTCAAGTACCACAGGTATCCGGTAGCACCGTTCTCGGTGGTAACCTCAACCCAGCCAATCTGCGCCATATCGGAGCCGTTGACAGCGTACTTGTCCTTCAAGATGATGGGGCTCGTCTCGAAGATTTCGGAGTCGGCCTCAAGGGACTCGGTCATTCCAAGCGTGCCCTTTTGGAACTCAGAACCGTAAATCATCACGGTACACGCAACACCAAGCGCAACAGCTTGACCGCCCGCTTCATAGTAAGAGACAGCAAAAGTGCCAGCAGCGTAATCAACAGCCGTAACAACAGCCTTGTTGTTAAGACCGCTAGTGGTGTTGTCGGTGATGAAGACCGTCTGTCCAACGCGGATAGCGATGCCGCCCGTACCGCCCGTAGTAACGGAGCCTGTCGGGACAAGGAGGTCATTGACCGTCCATGTTGCCTCGGAGTCTGCTGCGGCACCAGCCGACGTGCAGTTGACATACTTGGTGTGGAGACGCCCCTGCTCGACCCACTTGATGAGGTCAGAGTTGGACGGCATCTCGGCACCTACCATGCGTAGGAACGATGAGACGGTACGGTTTCCGTAACGCTCGAACTCCTTCTCGTAAGTATCAGGGAGATACTGGTTGAGGAAGTCGAAGTTGGTGATGTAGTTCGTCGACAGAGGGGTCTGTTCGGAACTAGGTTGGAGTTGAAACCCCGGGGTTGCTTGCACTGAGCCTGCCATGTTTTCTTAGGATTTGTTTCTTGAACTGCGAATTTTGAGCCCCCGCGACGAACTAGGCGCGACGGCTCGGACTTTGAATTCCCCCTTCGATACGGCTTGCGGCGTGCTGCGTTCAGACATGTTGATGTTTTTTGTCTTGCGCATAACGTCGTCCACCGCTTCGGCTTTGCCCTGCTCGTAAAAGAACTGGGCAAACTTCTCGGGGTTCATCGCCACAGCCAAAGACTTATGGTATCCCTTGGCGTCCTTGACTAAGCCGCTTTCGTCCAGATACTTGTTTAACCAAGCCTCGGGGGTCTGTTGCAACTTCTTCAATTCACCACGGTCACCGGGAGAATACACGTAGGACTTGTCGTTAAGGTTGAACTCAAAGCCTTTGAACTGTTCACTGAACACCTCTCCAGTCTTTTCATCGAACCACTCCTTCCTGCGCTTCTGCTCCTCTTGGTACGTCTTTGCCTGCTCCACGTATTGCTTATACGATTGGTATTCTTCGGAGTCTTCCAGAGACCCGGCACCCCTTGACTCAAGAGGGGCTTGGTATTTCTCCTTCTGCTCTTCGAAGAACTTCCGCGCTTTAGCAACAGCTTTCTTCTTGGCTAATTTAGCCTTTTTAATTTCGGCCTCGTCATCGAGGTCTTCATCAAAACTATACTCCTCCATCATCATGTCCACGTCCTCGGAATCGAGGCCGTCTTCAGTAATGAGGAGGTATTCTTTTAGCAACCCATCGCCATCGGCTTCGTCAAGGTTGCGGTTCACCTTCATGAAGTCGTCCAGACCGCGACCGGTCTCTTGCTTGTACTTGTAGTACGCCGCTACATCTTCGGGCAGCTCGGGCGCCTCGGAGCGGGCCTCGTTCAATTCATCCAAAGAGTTAATCTCCCGACCGTAACGCTCGCTCAAGAACGAACGCACGTCATCCTCGGAGAGCCCGGTAGACTCTTCGACCGTAGTCTCCTCCGGAGCGGGGGCCTCCCCGTTCACCTCTGCCTCGTGCTTGTCTAGCAGCTCCTTCTCTACCTCTTGGACAGACTTAGTCTCTGCGGATACCTCTCTTACTTTAATTTCCATTTATATATAGTTTATCGT